ACGCTCCCCTCTGATATGTTCCGTGCTATTCAGATCCGCTTTCGGGAGTCCAAACATCCGTGTATCGCGGATGTTGAGAGGTTCCTCAAGAACTACGAGAAGTTGGACGGCCGAGCGTGTGTGAAGGCGGCGCTCCTCTTTGATTTCTTGGCGACCAAGGTGGCTGGTGATGTATCTACGGTGGCCCGTGGTGGTTAGGTGAGGACCCAGAAGCGTCCTCCCTCTTTCCAAACCACAGGCTGTAATTCCGATGGTTATCTAGCTTCCGAGGATGGTAAGGAGTCGGGGCGAGTTGTGGCTCCGTCGATGGTTACGAAATCTGATGTCGTTCCCGTTGACAGCTACAACAATGACCTCATGTGTGTTAAAGGACGGGTGGATGATGTTCGAAACACCACCATTCCCCCTGGTGTGTATGCGGAATACGCCAGGGAGTTTGTCCAGCTGGTTGTGTCTGACCCGGGGGTTGGCGTGCCGTGGGACCTGAGTCAGGTACGCGTCAACCAGGACCGGCCCTTACAAAGGGTGCGTGCAGAGAAGGAGTGGGCATGGATGACGTTGAATCCTGACGATCAGGTGAAGGCGTTCCAGAAGAAAGAGACGTATGGATCTGTGAATCATCCACGGAATATATCTACGGTCTCAACGCGGCAAACACTCAACTTGAGTTGCTATACGTATGCATTCAAGAATGATGTGTTGAAGAAGTGTAGGTGGTATGTTCCTGGGTTGAAACCCCAGGAGGTAGCCGATCGGGTTCAGGAGTATGCAAGCCTTAATAAGGTTTTGTGTCAAACTGATTTCTCACGTTTCGATGGGACGATATCCCGTTGGTTGCGTGAGAATATCGAACGGCCGAGCTACCTGCGCTGGAGTGCCGCTGAGTGGGAATCACATCTCCGCTCTCTGCTGGAGGCTGACGCCAAATGTCACGCCGTTACTCGGCATGGCATTCGTTATGATACAGACGACACCAGGCTGAGTGGTTCACCCATTACGACGGATGGAAATACCCCAATCAATGCTTTTGTCTCTTTTGCTGCCTATCGGAATATGGGTCTCTGTTCAACTGAGGCCTATGACCGTTTGGGGTTGTATGCAGGGGACGATGGTATTACTGGGGCGCCACCCGCTGAAATGGAGAAGGCTGCCAAAGATCTGGGCCTTAAACTCAAATGTGAGGGGCGGAAAGAGGGGGAGTCGGTCTCCTTCCTTGGGCGAGTTTTTCTCGACCCGTGGACTCGAGGGGACAGTGTGCAGGACCCTATGCGCACTATTCGTAAGCTCCATATCTCTTTCTCTCCCACAGATATCCCTGAAGAGGTAGCTCTCTATTGGAGGGCTTGTGGGTACCTCTCCCTCGACCCTAATGCGCCGCTCGTGTCGGACTGGTGCCGTTTGGTGTTTCGGCACCTTAATCGGCTCCATACTGATATCGAGGATAAGGCTGAGAAGTTTGAGGAACGCTGTGTTCGCGACGTTCCTTATTTTGTTCAGCAGGCGGATCGGGATGGTTCTGGCACGTGGCCACAGCCGCCGAAGGATGATGAGTTGGCCTGGACTGTGGTGGCGGAATCCCTCGGCATCACCCCGAGTGAGCTTGGCAATGTTATCACTGCCATCCGTCGTAATCCTGGATACCTTGATCAGATCGAGGGTCTAGTTGAGACGGAGACCCTCGTGAAGATCGCGGCCGTCCCCAAGGATGGAACCTCTTTCCACCGGGTGGGAAATGCGACTCCCAGATCGCAGGTCTCGATTGACACGGGTGTTAGCACTAGTAGCACTCGCACCCTGACGTCCTCCCTCTCCTCTAGTTCACCCCCTTTGAACTACAGGAAAAGGCGCTCGCAGCAACGCGCCGCTGCACGAAAGTGAGAATGGGGAAGCGTAAGTCCTGGG